TGTCACAGGCGTGTGCTCTTTTTCGGGTGCGTATACGTCGTAGGCTACCCACGCAATAGTACCGTGAACTTCGGCTGGACTAAGGGCCTTGTTAGTAGGTGTCACGGTGAAGACCATGTAATACCAGTGATAACATTCGCAAATCCTGTGAATACGCTGGTCTCTGAGTGGGGGGATGTCACCCCATTGCTTTGCAAATCAGCGGGAGACGCCCGCGCTCAGATTTTGGTTTGGATGTGTGGTATAAATCGGCACACCGCCGTAAAAACTGCATATTATTTTGAGCACCCTCTTCACAGAGGAACCCAGGTCCACTCCCTACCAGTGCTTATGAAAGCAGCTCTAGTCACTGCGGCTAATGGTAGTGATCAAGTGGAGCGTTACATTGAAAAAACTACACTAAAGTCTGATCACCAATAGTGCCCCGTTGAATCCAGATGTAACGTCACCCTGTTTAAGAAAGACCTATTTAGGTTGGTTAAAAATCAATGAAATTGAGACTAGGCAATGAATTTGGTTTGGGGTAAAATGATGAACAAAAGACAGTCCAAAAACAAACAGTCCAAGAAACAGGGAAGGAGAAGGGCGCCTAGATCCGCCCAACCTTCCCTCTCCACCTGCGCAGCTCATTACGCAGCTGCTATCTCTGATCCATTCTCTAATCGAGCTCTTGGTGCGTGCATTCCGACTTTTCCGCAGTTGCGTACCTTGAAAAAAGCTTTCAAGTCCACTTTCACAATGGTGGCTGGAAGCAATGGTATCGGGGCCCTTAGCATTTGCCCAACCGCCATCAATGATAGAACACTAGCTGTTTTTAGCAATGATGCGGCTCAGGCACCCTACACCGACTCGAGCACTGATGTAGCCCGAGGCGTTCTAGGTCAGGGTCAGGTCTACACACTTTCCTCGTACACCGCTGACGATTTCGACACTGAGACAAACCATTCTGTCCACTTGTCGGCACGCGTGGTTTCTGTAGGTGTGCGAGTTCAGTACATCGGTTCAGTTACTGATATGGAAGGCCTCCTGTATGCGTACATAGATCCCGATAATTCCAATACTAACAGATTTAGTTTGAATCAGATAGCAAGCTTGCCGCAAACGGCGGTTCAGAGGGTCACTAGCCAGCCATTCTTTGTGTCGTGTTCCGGTATATTACCGAACGATTTCACCTTCAACGACACAGCCCCCAGTGTCCGTGAGCGCATCTACCCATTGGGCCCAGCTCAATCTTACTCCACTGTAGACACATCTGTGGGACCAGCGCCCATCAAGATATACTACGTCGGAGCTGTTGGAGCAAAATTCTTTGTAGAGGTTATCCAACACTTTGAGATTGCTGGACCAGGGTTAGGTGCTGCTGGGACCATCGGAGCTACAGACCCCCTTGGTTTCAACGCAGTAGTAACTGCTAATACCAAGACCCGTAACGAGCTCTCTGGGAAGTCATACTCTCCCAGCAATTATAGAGCATATTTCATGGATGCCGTAAGAGGCGCCCTCGCAGAGATGACCCCGGATCCCCGGGCTCTCGGCGCGGGTGTTGCCCGCGGTGCAAAGGCCCTTTTAGGGATTGGAGCGCGGCGGGGTCATCTCGCTCTTACTCTATGATCAATAGGCTCTACTCGATTAAACCAGC